AGATACTATACTTTTTGCTGCAAATCCAAAAATGATTGCAGAATCAGAAAGAAAAAATAATGGTAAAGTTATAGTTTCGGGTGTTTTACAAAGAGCTGAGGCAAAAAATCAAAATGGTAGAGTGTACCCAAAAAAGATTTTGATGCGTGAAGTTAAAAAATATGCAGCAACCAATATAAAAGAAAACCGTGCTCTCGGAGAACTTGATCATCCTGATTCATCTGTGATAAATCTCCGCAATGTTTCACATAATGTTCTTGGTGTAGATTGGAAAGGAAATGATGTTGTTGGGACTGTTGAAATACTACCAACACCATCTGGTAATATCCTAAAACAATTACTTGGTGCGGGTATTCGTCTTGGTATTTCATCAAGAGGATTGGGATCGGTTGAAGAAATTAGTGAAGGAACGGTTGAAGTTCAGGATGACTTTGAATTGATTGGTTGGGATTTTGTATCTAACCCATCAACTCATGGTGCGTTTATGTACCCAAATCCAATGGGTGAGGGTATAAATGAAGGATTGATAACAGAAGGCATATCAACATCTACTATTACAAAAATAGATCCTAAAATTCAACGTATTCATAATAATATAACAAACATTATTTGTGAAATTGGGAATGTTTGTGAATGTATATTTGAGGGGAGATAATCATGCCTTCATTATCCAAACAACAGCAAAAACTAATGGGATTGGCTCTTGCTTACAAAAGAGGTAAAGTTGCATCAAGTGATGTGAGTAAGTCAGTAAGACAGTTAGCAAACTCAATGTCAGAAAAAGAACTTGTTGCTTTTGCTGGAACTAAACACAAAGGTTTACCGAGAAAAGTCGGTGAAACAAAAAAAACAATGACAAAGGAAGAACTCAATCAATTAGTTGCAGATGCTGTACAAGAAGTAATGAGTGAAAAATTTAGTACAAAGGTATTAACATCCGAACAAAAACAACAATATATTGAAGCAATATCTAGATACAATGAGTATAGAGAGGTAGTTCATCGTTCAAAAAGACTTCCAGAGGTTGTATCTGAAATAAAAAGAATGGTAGAATTTGCTACTAAAAATATGGTTGAAGAATCTGGTGATTGGTTTGAGGGTGTATCACATAGAAGAAATTCAAAAAGATTGAAAGAATCTTTGAATGAATTTCAAAAAATATCAGAACGAATAACTAAATTACAAAGAACCTTGGAGTCTATCTACGAAAATATAGGTAAACAACTCGGAACGTTTTATGAAATAAAAAAATAATAAGGAAAGTGTTATGTCAGACAGAGTTTATACCACATCAAAACCTGCTCATGTGAAAGTTAAGGCAGGTACAATGAACGTAGATACAATGATTAAAGTTTTCAAACGTAAAGTTAAGGAAGCTGGTATTCTTGAAGAATATAAAAGTCGTATGGAATATATTAAACCATCGAAAAAGAAATCAGAAAAAAGAAATGCTGCAATCAGAAGACAAAGAAAATTAGATTCTGAAAACATTTAATGGAGATAAAATGACCTTTGCTAGTCTTGAAAAACTAATCCGTGAAGAAACACGGAGAGTTGTTGAAAACCTGGAAAGGTCTTTTTCTTTATACGAAGAAGACGGAGAAACTCCTGCTGAACCGGCAACCACAGACGCTCCTGCAGAAACACCTGCATCGGAAACACCTGCTGAACCTGCAAAGGAAGATAAACCAGAAGATAAACCAGAAGAAAAACCCGCAGAAGAACCAAAAACCGAAGATAAACCGGAAGAAACATCTGATGAAACTTCATCTGATGATAAAAAATCTGATGATAAAAAGGATGATACAACAGAAAAACCTGCGGAAGAAACGAAAGAACCTAATGAAGAAAAAACAGGATTGAAAACAGTTGGATTTTTGGATAAAGTAAAAGCAGAAAAATTAGAAAAGAAATCTTCACTTCTTTATCCGGAATCACGTGAAAAATTATTAGATTATGATTTTGAAGAAGCGCTCGATGTTTATGATTCTGTAATAGGTGAAAAGAAGGATCTAAAAAAATTGTACAAAAGAATAGAAATGATTGCAACATCAAAACATTCTTTATTATCCGATGGTGATTTGGATAAACAAACAATAGTTGCTCTTCAACATTACTATACAAATTCAGAAAAAATAAACAATATAATTAGATTTTCACAACCATCCGTTTCAAAAAAAGAAATAGAAATTCAAATGAAATTGGGTAAACCAAAAGAAGGCGATGCAAGAGAGAAAAAATACAATAGTGCCATGAATGCATTTACGATATATGAATTGGATTATGCCTTTTCAGAAGAACCACAAAGACTTAAAAATAATGTTTTATCGTATCGTTCTGTTGAAAATGAAAATATATTACAAATGTTTATTGATGCAGGACAATGGATAGATAAAACTTTTGTAACTACATCATTGAATCCACTTATCTGTGAAGGTGGCGATAAAAAAAGAATGCCTCTCTTTGAATTTTTTATACCAGCTGGAACTTCTATCCTTACATTGCCATGTGGTATAAATGATTACTGTCACGAAACAGAAGTGACATTACCGAGAAATTGTAGATACACAATTCAGGGTTTCAATGAAACAAGAAATATCTATAAGATATTAGTGGAGCAAATATATGGCAGATGAAAAGAAAATAGATACAAAAGACAGAAATAAAAGGTTTACATACACCGAGAGTGATATTAAATCTCTGTTTCAATATGGTCCTGTAAAAAAATCTACCGAAAAAATCGAAAAAAAATAACTTACCCCATACTTATATTTACGAAATACTCTATTCGTTATAGAGTCCGATATTATTTTTTATTGCAATTGGTGTTTCAAATAACACTAAAAATAGTTGGAGATTTTTATGAATGATTTATTGAAAGAAGCTATTGCAGATGCAAAAGCCGTCAAGGAAGTAGCATTAGCAAATGCTAAACTTGCATTGGAAGAAGCATTCACTCCGCGTTTGCAGTCTATGCTTTCCAAAAAGTTGGCAGAGGAGGCAGAAGCCGAGGAGCCAGTCGAGGAAGGTGAGGGTGAAGAAGAAGCACCCGTAGAAGAATACGGATTTTATAGCGAAGGTGAAGATGAAGAACCTGCTATGGAAGAAGGCGAAGGCGAAGAAGAAGAGGCACCAATGGAAGAAGGTGAAGACGAAGAAGCACCAGTTGAAGAAGGTGAAGACGAAGAAGCACCAGTTGAAGAAGGTGAAGATGAAGAAGAACCAATGGATGAAGAATTGATGGAAATTATTCGTCAATTGGAAGAAGACATTGATTCATCTGAAATCGGAAGTGGTGATAACAAGAAACCATCAGCAGTTGCATCAGATGACAGCACAGAAGATAAAAAGGAAAAACTCGTTCAACTCGTTGAAGAAGAAGATGAAGATTCCGAAGAAGTTGCTGAAATCAAAGAAATTCTTCGTGCTCTCCGTGAGGAAGAAGAAGCTGAAGAAGAACCTGTTGAAGAAGGTGAAGATGAAGAAGAAGTAGACATCAAAGAAGTTCTTCGTGCTCTCCGTGAGGAAGAAGAAGAAACAGTTGAAGAAGCTGAAGAAGAAAAAGAAGTGGCAGAGGCAAAACTCCGTGAAGCTTATGCTGTAATTTCTTTCTTACGTTCTAAAATAAATGAAGTTAATCTTCTTAATTCAAAATTGCTTTTCTCTAACAAGTTGTTCCGTAAGCATTCTCTTAGTGAAAAACAAAAAATGAGTGTAATTGAAAACTTTGACCGTGCATCAAGTCTTCGTGAAGTAAAATTAGTTTACACTACACTTAGCGAATCGTTTAGAACAACAAAAGTTAAACCTATTAAGGAATCTTTTGCATCTAAACCAACAGCAAGCACACGCCCATCAAAACCAATCTTGAATGAAGGTGATGATATGGCAAATCGTTTACGTAAATTAGCAGGTTTGAAATAATTTTTTAAGGAAAAAACAATGAGTATACAATCTTTATTAAACGCTTCTGGTAATCCCCATAAGCAACTTATCAAAGAAAACAAGCAAATTGTCAATAAATGGGCAAAAACTGGTCTTCTTGATAATCTCAAAAATGAATACGAAAAGAACTCTATTGCAGTTCTTCTCGAAAATCAAGCAAAACAATTGATTGATGAATCTAATCGTACAGGTACAGCAGCTGGTTCAGAAGAATGGGCTGGTGTTGCACTTCCATTGGTTCGCCGTATTTTCTCTGAAATTGCTGCGAAAGATTTCGTTTCTGTTCAACCAATGAACTTGCCTTCTGCAGGTCGTTTTGGTTATTCAATCAATGAAGCAACAACAGGCACATTGACTGTAACTGCTACAACAATTGATGCTACAAACTGTGCAACTGGTTCAGTATCACACACTACACCATCAATCTATCAACACGATACAGAGTTCCAAAATGCTTATTCTGCATCTCTTAACTCTGGTAACATCTTTACAATCACAGTTTCTTCTGCATCTATGACAACCCATGATGCTGAGGCAATTCGTGCTTTCAAGATTTCTGGTTCTGGTATTTTGGGTTACTTCCCACAATACACAACTGCAAATACATCTAATTCACAAATCACATTCGTTGTTTCTGCTTCTGCAGTTCCAACAAATGCTGTTGTTTCTTATGAAAAACAACCTACTGCTACAAGCCGTGGTGATTTTGAAGACCAAGGTGCAAATCTTGATATTCCTGAATTGAATCTTGAATTGCGTTCAGAATCCATCGTTGCTAAAACACGTAAGTTGAAGGCAGTATGGACACCTGAATTTGCACAAGATTTGAA